GTTTTACTACCAACTTCTGTAGATGCTACTGCGTCTTTTGTTCCTTTTACTACATTAATAATTTTATTTTTAGTATCTTCTGGGAGTTTATCTAATGCTGCGTTTACTGAATCTTTTGTTACACCGTATGAGTATTTTAACTGCGAGACTAAAGCGTTAGTTTTAAGTTTTTTTTCTGTTAAAATAATCTTAGGTACTTCTTGCCTGGCTTCTTTAAGCTTAGAATAGGTCCAATAGAAATCTGAAACTATGTCTACTGTTTCCCCTTGTAGAGTATCAAAGCTTCTACCTTGCTCCCCTCCTAATGGTGTATTAGCAGGTGCTACTAATAAAGGCGGTGCTACTTCTGCATCACCATTAGTGGCGGTTTCAATCGATTTAGTTCTAGATACTGAAAAAACGTGATTCATTTAATATATTTAGGAGAATACAGTTCCTACCAAATCCTTTCTATAATCTGAATTTGAAGTAGATTTTTGACTAAAGACCATACTGTTAGTACTATTGTTAACAACTACATTAGAAGAGCTTTGCTCCTTATCCCTTATTTCTCTTAATGTAGATATACTAGAATCAGTTAATTGCGCTTGCTGTTGTTGTACTTTAAGTGAATCATTAAGCCTTAGCTTAATATCATCTAGTGATACTTTTAAAGATAGAATGCTTTCGTTAAGCTTGTCTGTTGAAACATACAAATCCTTAAATACATTTTCCTCTTGCTCTGGTATTTGCTGTTGAGCGGTGGTTTGACTAACTTCTACCGGTTTAACCTCTAGATTATTAAGATTTTTAAGCTTGTCTAAATCACCTATTTTATCAAAGTTTTTAACACTAGTAACTAAAGATAAGCCATGGCTTACTTTCTTCATTTCTTCTACAAAGCTATCACCGTATTTTTCCTTAGTCACTTCTGCTAATGTAGAAGAAAGAATTTTTATGTTATCAGCGGTAGTTAAAATTTTATCACTTCTATCAGCAAGTGCTATGATTGTATCTACGGGTGTTTTGCCGCCTACTATCTTAGTAAAGAATGAACCGGCGCCTGATATAATATTACCAGCTGCGTCTGCCATGCCAAAAGTAGCCATTGCAGCCCCTAATGCGACTACTGCGCCTGCAACCTTAAGAATGTGACCTGGGTCTTGAGTAATAATCCATTTAAAGTTATTGCTAAACGCTTCAAAAATTTTATCTACAGAATCTAAAACTTTTAAAGCTATATCTCTGAAGAAATTTACTAATTTTGAAAAAGCATCGAATATACCCAACACAGCAGTTTTAAGAAGATCTAATGTTCCCATAAACGCAGGGCCTACATAAGGAAGTATAGGCTGTAAAGCATCAAATAGTTTAGTTAGGATTTCTTTTAAATTGTTAAAAGCACTTATTAAAATATCTTTAATTATACCTGCAATTTTACCAATATTATCTAACACACTAGCTAGTAGATCTTTAACTGGAGGTATTAGAGCTAATATAATTTCCTTTATAGACCCTAACAAAGGCAAAAACACCTCTTTTAATGTGTTTAAAATACCGGGAATTTTATCAATTAATGATAAACCTATATCTTTAATAAACCCTGCTATCTGAGTAAGAAATGGCATTATAGGGGGTAAGTTTTTCATAATCACATCTGTAAGTTTTGCTATACCGCCAAAAAATGTATCTACTATAGTAGGTATATTTTGAATTACAAACATTAAAAATTCTTTTACTTTGTCTACTATAGGTACAATAATATCACCTATAGACTTTATTATAGGTGAAATATATTTTAAAACAGTATCTGCTAAATTTACAATACCATCAACAATTGTTTTAATTAGAGGCAATACTAAATCTCCTATAGATTTTAAAACAGGAGGAAGACGTGTAAGGATAGTATCAGCTAATTTAACTACACCTTCAACTAATGCATTTAATAATGGTAAAACTATGGTAGATATTGCTTTGCCTGCGCTTTCGATCGCAGGGGGCAATACTTTTAAGAGGAAATCACCAACAGAAGGAAGAACGTCTTTTATAAATGAGCCTATTTTATCTAAATTTTTAAGTAATAAGAATATCACAGCAACACCACCTACAGCTGCTATAGCAGCAATTAAAACACCCCATATTCCTGCACCTCCTACTAAATTACCTAGAAAATCACCTGCAGCGCCTGCTAAGCCAGATTTCTTACCACCAGGAGCTGTTTGAGCTGATAGAGATCTACCAACACTATCAGAAAAAACCTTTTTTAAACTTCTTAAAACATCTCTAGAAACTGATTCTATTTTTACTGCAATTCCGTTTTTCTTTAAAAAAGTTTCTTGCTTTTTTTGAAGCTCTTCTTGTTTTTTTGTTAAATCTTCAAATTTTTTATTAAATTCTTTTGAATAAATTTTAGCTATTTCCTTTATTCTAATTTGTTCTTTATTAGACGGCTTTTCTTCAACAGCTTTGCTTTGTTTAGAGTCTTTATCCTTCATAGGCATTATAGACTGAATAGCCTGTAAATTAGAGTTAATTTTGCCTAATTCAGTTAAAAAAAGCTGAAATTGCTGGGGGTCCATAAGCTATTAATACTTATGAATAAAACTAGAAATTAATATTATTCTTTTGTAAAAAATGATGTATCTAAAGATATGGTAACTTCTTTACCATTAACATTTACCTTAAGTGGTTCTGATTCTACTGCTCTAACCATAGATATGCTTTCAATTAGTCTTGAAGTAACAGCCATTGGTAGATTTTCTATAGCTTCTACTTTTTGTTGAGTTGTTAAAACATTGAATTTAATTTCTTCTACCTTACTATCAATAATAAGTTTAATAGAATCTACAAACTTTATAATCTCATAAATATAAATCTCTCCTATTAAATCTTTAACTTTATCTGTTTCTTTGCTTTTTTTATTCTCCAAAACCTTTTTGCATTCTAAGTTAATTCTGTAATCTTCTTCAAGAGAAGGTACTTTTGTAGTGATTTCAAGACCTTCAAATGTTAATGTCTCACTCAAAGTGTTTAAGTCTACAGCGTTTTTATTTTTTATGTTTTGTGAAAAGTCTACTACAGTCTTTTCTTCATCATCAATTAAAGTATTAACGCCAAGAGAATTTGCTCTCAATGAAAGTAATATTAATGGTTTATCAAGAATAGATAAGCTTTGTTTACTTTGAATATTGTCTTTAATTATTTCACTTGTTACTAAAGAAAAAGTAATAGGTGATAAAACAACATCTAAAGCAGTTTTAATAATATCTTTTTGTTGTTTGATAGTTAAAGGTAGTAGTGACACCTCTGTATTTGTAGAGCGGATGTACGACTGAACTTTATTTGCCGCTGCTACTTGCTTTAATTTGTCTAATACAAAGTTATTACTCATTATAATAATTTATCACAAGACTATGGTTTTCCAGGCATTAAAGGTACACCAGGCTGTTTTGGTTTTTTAGACATTTCTTCTTGTTTTTTAAGTTCGTCCTCAAATAGTCTTAAAATTAATGCATTTTCTACAAAAGTGTTGTTGTCAATATATTCTGGTGTATAGCTAAGCTTGCTAACCATAAAATATTGCATTTCGTAAATATTTTTTAAATTAGCTCTAAACAAAAGCTTTAAAATTTCCAAAAATGATCCATCAAACGGGTTAAGGTTTATAGTTTCATTAAGTGAAGGGATTGTAAAATATATTGATTTAAATTTTTCAACTAAATTTTCGTAATATTGTTTAATATCAAAAATTACATTAGCCGGTAAATAATCTATAATTTCTTTTTTAGTGTTTTCGTTTAATTCACTAAACTCATATCGGGTTTCATCTATCTCAATGCTTTTAATAACTGTGTCTGTCAAATCGAGTAAATTATTAATAACAAAAATAGAAGGAAGGTTTAGATTAATTTTAATATTGTTATGTGTAATAACTTTTTTTACGTCTATATCTAAATCAAGACATCTTTTTAAAAAATCAGATAAAGGTAATTTTACATTTTTATTTTTTTCGAATATTTCTAAATCTGGAGAAACATTAACACTTCTCAAAAGAAGTAGGCAACAAAATTTATCAAAATTCGTAAAATGAACTAAAGATTGTTTATTGTTTAGGTTTTCTTTTAAAATAGAATCAAAAAAATCTTCAATAAATAGATTATTGTTGTTTAAAATAAACTTATTAAGCTCTCTAAATTGCCTAAAAGTAAGCTCTTTTAGCTTAAATGAGCTTTTTAATAGAGGTGATTCGTAGTTTAGATAAAATGCCATTAAATGAATCCTAAAGGATTTATACTTCCGATACCATTTTGGAAACTGGTGACTCTTGGTATAGCTCCGTTAGCTATTCTATTAACTATATCTGCAATAGGCAAGTAAAGGTTGTTTTCAACGGTATAATTGGTATATGTCCACCTTGTACTGTAAGTAGTTAGCTTTTCTTCTGAATAATCCAAACTTTGTTCAGATACCTGATAAGGCATACAGTTATAAAAATTAAAGACTTTTCTAGGTATCATAGAAATTCCGTTGTAGGTTCTTGTATATTCTAATAACGTCATGTTGACTTTCATGTTTTTTAAGTCTTTAAATCCTGCAACATCCCCTGGACGTGCTGTCATACCGTAATGTGATCCTAAGATAACCCAAGGTCTTAAAACAAAATCTATAAAAGAAGTATTAGTTTCGCGAAAATCGATAACAAGTGAAGGAAATTCAGTCTCACGTCCTCCTCCAAGTATGCCTGGTAAAAATCCTCTATTATTTGCTACTGATGTTGTATTAACTGCAAATTGTTCGGTGGGAATCGTAATTGCATGTGCAAACAAACAGCCAACTATTTTTTGTAATGGAAAGCTATTTAAAATGGTTGCAGCGGTACTAATATCAAATCCCTTCTTACCGCCGTCAGTTCTTTCTAGCCCTTGAATTATATCAGTTCTAAGAGCTCTGGGGTAATTATCTATTACGATAATCCATTGAGTTGAATTAGGTATAGAAGTAAACCATGACTCCATTTGAACCAAGAAATAATCTCTTGGGCTTATTAAAGGAACACCGGGTATATTAAACCCAAATAAATTAACTACTTGAGGAGCAAAAGCAGGATTTTGACCATTAACTAAACCAGTAAAATTTTGACCAAGCGAGTTTAGTGCACTGGTAAACGGGTTGTTCACCTAATTATTTAGATCTCTATAGCGGATTAGCTAAGCTTTCTCCAGTAATGATAAGATACAGTAGCTGTAAATTCGATTGTTTCGCCTGTACCTGTAGCAATATTATACTGAAGAGGTCCAACATTTCTAACTGAAACGCCTACTAACTGATACTGACCAATAGCGTTAAGCTGATTATCGAGCTGTACTAAATCAATAATAGCAGTCTGTTTAGGAGCAAAATAATTACCAGTTGAAGTACCGTCATTGAAGATATCATTTGACCATTGTTCAAACTTTTGACGAATCTGTGACTGCGCATCAGCGTAAAAAGTTAAATCATATGCTTCACTACCCGGATAAGTCGCATTACCGGGTAAGTTAAAATTAAGCCCCATATAAGGTACAGCAATATTTGTAATTGCACGAGCGGGTAATGTAGCTGTCTTTACATATACAAGATCGTTTTGATCGAACGTTACTGTACTAGCGCCACCGGTATTAATTGATAATACTCTAAAGTTAAAATCGCGTGCGAACTCACGATTCTGCGCTACTGTATAAAAGTCTGTAATTAATTGATTTACGTCTGCCATAAAATTATTTATTAGCTAGTTATATTTAAGTAACTATCTCCTGGAAGTTTGTTCCTGTTCTAGTTGCATAGAAATTGCAAAGTATATACTCCGCAGATCTAACTGGCTTAATATAAACATCAATTACTACTGTGTTATCGTCAATAATTGCAGGTGTATTATTACGTTCATCGCAAATTAAGAGATAATCGTATATACCTTGTGTATTTTTGGCGTTATCATAGATAGGTGTTAAGCTATTAATAATTTGTGTTCTTGTAAAGAGTGTATTTGGCTCAAACAAGAAGTACTTAACGGTATCTCTTGTAGCTGTTTCGAGATTTAAGAACAATCTACGGACATTAATTCTATCAAATGCGCTAGGTTTCTTCTGTAATGTCTTTTGACCAAAGATTACAAATCCTTCTGAAGGGAAGAACGCTACAGGATTTAAATTAATCTTATAGAGTTGATCGCGCTGTTTTTGCTTAGGATATAAACCAATATCTACTACACCGGTTAATGTACCGCGTGAAAAACCAGCCGGCGCATACCAGGGTTGAAAGTTACTATCCGTTAATGCCATTGTAGCTGCAGCAAAACCTGAAAAAGGAACCCAGACTTGCTGATTGGTATAAACATCTGCTACTTTTGCGCAATTTGCAAACGAGCAAGCATAGCTTGAATCTATTCCGGAGAATTGATTCTTTAATGGCCAGAAAATGTTATTTGAGAATGAATTTGAAGTGAGATCAAGAGTCTTAACATTTGAACCTTGTACAAATATGTTTGTTATTGCATCAGCAATAAACAAATGGTCTTTTCTATTCTCTGTTAGGTTTAAGAAAGGTGCAACAGCAGCATTATATCTAGTTACAGCAACCGATTGTGTAGCAGGATTTTGTACTAATAGCTGATCAATTAATTCATCAAACGGAGCAGTATCATCAAAAAATGTATATGTTGATGGGTTAAAGGAATTGACATAAATTGTGCCTAAACCGGCTTCTAAGGTTAGATTAATTGGATAGAGATCTACGTTATTAATCTTTTCTGTAGCAATAGTAAGTTTAGTAGGTACATCACCAATAACTTTTGTTGAAAGATCTTGATCATCGAAATCACCTAATGGGTAAAGTGCGTTTGTACTACCAAGTTGTGCTAGCATTGCTGCAACATCACCGGAAGGTGCACCAACACGTGTTGTATAATCGCTGCTTGTTTCACCATCAAGCGGGGTGGCAAGAGCATCGGTTAAGAAACGGGTCTTCTTTTCCGGTATACCAGATAGGTCAAGCCAAGTTGTGTTGTTTTTATTAGCAATGTAAGGGTTAACAATAATCGTTACATTAGTTGATGTGTTGTTTGCCTGTTCAATAAAGAAGCTAATGGGTTGACCGCCATTTACACTATTAATCTGTCTATTTGAATCTAAAGAGGCTGTATAACCTTCTTGAAGGACGTAATCAAGGGCGATTGTATCGGGTGAAAATACTGACTGACGGAGTTTGAATACACCGATCGTTAATGTGTCGTCAAACTGATGTGAGGAAATATCAAATGAAGGTATATTTTCAATTACTTCAGAAACGCTGCCTTGTAGACCGGCTGAATCAGCAGAGAGAGTAAAGTTTAAGCGAACTGGAGGAATATCAACATAATTATCATTCCCGTAAATTGCAGTTGTATCTGAATTTACTGTATATACTTTGTTAACATCGTTAAAAGGTGTAGCAGGATTGAGATTAGTATTATCAATAACACCAATATAGGTTCCTTCAAACTTTGTATTAATGGTTGATTGTGCCTTGTTAAGAAGGATTAAACCGGCTCCACTAAGTTGTGCAACACTGGTGAAGAAAGGCAATACACTAGCATCACTAGACCAATTAAACCCATCACCTCTTAAAATTGAGAGGTACTGGGCTTGTGTGAGCTTGAGATGAGTCGGAGTACCGAAGAAATAACGAGCATCGGTCTTAGTTAAATCGGTTTCAATATAACCGACGGAAGGGCAATATACCTTAACTGGATAAACAAGTGCACTATATTCATCACTCGTATCAACACCGGCGCCTGCACCGTAGGGTAAGCGATATACAAGGACACTTGCGGGTGAATTTAATACCGCTTTAACTGTATGGTAAAAATATCTTTCAGCGCCATTTGTAGGTATACCAAATATCTGTTCAAACTCTGACAACGATGAAATGCTAATTGGTTCAGAAGAAGGACCTTTAGCTGCGAAACCAGGTATAAATACTGTTGTTGCTGGTGTTCCAACATTATTTAGCGATATATCAACCTCTTGAATTTGTACACCAGGACTTTGAATTGTGCGTGCCATATAAAATATTTATACTTTTTCGGATAAAACTTTTTAATTTTTAGAAATTATCTACCTGTTCGACTAAAGATACTAAAAGCTGTGAATACTCAAAAGTAAAGGTAGTTTCTAGTTCTGTACTGTCTCTATTGTTAAAATTAATGCTTCCTATAGCTGTTGGAAATGCGTCTTTATAAACAAACTCTATAATTCTTTTATCATATTCATCTAGAGCAAACAATGAAAAATTAGATCTAAATCTAAGATAATCAGCACCTGCAGCATTAGTTTTATTTTCTATTGATAGAGCTTTTCTATCTTGGTTTGTAACTATATTTGAATTAATATTAGTTAAATTTTCGGCATCATATATGCTTTCAGTGGAATTATTTAGAAGATCTAACCATTTATAGATAATCCAATAATTGTTAAATCTGTTGTCTACTGTAAAATTAATTGTAACCGGAGGATATGGATCTCGTGAATGACTAGAATTACTTAAAGTCTGTCCGGAATATCTTATATTAACTGAAGGTACAGAAACTTCTGGGACTACTGCACCATAAACAGAAAACTGTAGTGCGTCGGGTAAAACTGTTTCATTACTACGATTAAATTTTTTTGAAATGTCTTTTAAGCATTGAGGTAAATTTAAAACAAATAAAAATTTGTCTTTACGTGCTTTGTTAAAAGGGCTTTGATTATAATTTACTAAATTTGCCATAAATTAAAAATTAAAAGTATCCGCGGGGTTAGTGAATGTATGTACGACATATCCCGGTCTACTTGTTGTACTAATTGTCCCACCTGTTGCTACTAATTGAGAAATCGTTACGTCTGCCATTTAATTATTTATTGAATTCGGCGGTAACCTTGTGATTCTAAGTCAGCTATTTCGTTAAAATCCTGTTCTCCTGTTTGAGATATTACTATAGGCAAGGGAGATATACCTTCTAAACCTAACTTTTCATTTGAATATATAGAAGTGGGGTTAATAAAATTTTTAACACCATAATCTAATGTCTTGATTTTTAAAGGTTTTCTATTTTGATCAAATTCTGCAATTTCAAAGTATTTTTCACAAAGGTCGGTTTCTAAAATCATTAATCCCCATAATAAACTCATAACTCTATCATCCCAACTATCAGAGCCTTCTTTTGCCGCCCATGTGCCATTTGGATATCTAACAAATCCTTTTAACTCATTTAATGTTTTAAAGTCTCTAATTTTTAAAGCTCTTACCTCGTTCATCCAATAACGCATATTGACTACGCCTTTATATTTGGTGTTGGTATGGGCTTGTACTCCTATTTTATTAAAAGAAACCGGTCCAACTTTTACACCATAAGAAACAATATTTTCATAACCATGGGTATTTTTTAATTGATCCACAACCTGGGCACCGCAATTATTTCTTTCAATCATGGCAAGAGGTGAGCCCCAGTGCTGTAAAATTTCAAGTACCTTGGAAGTAAAATTGTAAGGGCTAATTAATCGGTCGTGATAAGTGGCTACCTGTTTTATTTCTCTTAAATCGGTTAAATCTAGAATTTGTATTACACTTGCAGCCTCTCCCACACCCTCGCTTATATCAACCCCGGCAACATAAATGTGATCTTTGTTGGGTTCTTCCCACAACAAATATTTTCCCTCATTAAAAACAAATTTAGGTTCTGTACATTCAGATTTCATTTCCTCAAAAAGTTTTTCGTCTAGAGCACTTTCACCGGCCTGTAAAAACACGTTACCGAACTCTTGATCGAAGACCTCTCTACTGCCTAAAGTTTTAATTGTCTTTTCTTTCCATGCCTCATCACGCCCGGGAAATTCCCACCAATCAACTTTTTCTGCATGCCAGTCATTTTTATTTTCTACGGCACCTGAATATAATTCATGAAAAAGATTACCTGTTCCGTTTGGAGTTGAAGCAACAAATATTTTAGATTTTTTGGAAGAAGAAATAATTGGATATACTGAACTCCAAAATTGCTGTACTAGATGGTTGTCAATAAAAGCCAACTCATCCAATATAAGAACATTACAACTATCGCCTCGCCCGGCATCACTACTAGTTGTAGAAATACCAATACTAGACCCGTTTCCTAAGGACATTGATGTTTTACCGTATTCTACAGTTCCTGGTTTAAGATAGTTAGGTAGCTTTTCATAAGCTAAACGAACTCTCTTAAAGATGTTAATAGCAGTTTGTTCTTTATTGGCTACAATAAGAATACGTTGATCTTCAAAAAAACATGCAATCCATAAAGCATATATAGTCATTAAGGTGGTATTACTAGTTGGTATATACTGCTTTCCGCAAAGAAATGTACCTGTTTCATTATCTACCGTAATACATCTTACCGGTACAGATTTAACCGGGTTAATTGATTTAATGTAATGCCATTGCGCTCTAAGTTTAGATTCGTTTACAAATTCCTTACATTTAATTCTATTTCTTTTAAAGCTGAGCTTACAGACATATTCTATTGGCGTAAAGGTTAGTACACCAACTTCTGAACATTCTATATTTTTTAATTTAGGTATAAACATTTTTTGTGTTACTTTATAACCTAGGCTTTCTAATAGTTCTCGTACTTGGGCTACTAAATTTAAATTAGTATTATAAAATTGTGTTACACCATTTTTATTCACATACCCATCACTATCTATTAATCCTTGTAGTAATTCTAAACGCTGTTGTCTGCTACCTCTTAGATAAATTTCAGGAATATGTTTGTTGTGGGATAAATTATTTTCTTTTAAAAGTGCACTTAAGCTTTTTGTTTTTACCCCTTCGTTTACTGTGATTCTTAAAGTATAGACATTTTGGTTGTATTCATGTAGAATGAGTTTATCAAACTGTTTTTGTTGGTTTGTTAAAATGTCAGTTAAATCATTAATATCACGTTTACCTACTGTTATTGCCCCTCCTTCAGAAGCCCCGTCACCAAGCCATAAACCTAAAACATAAGGATCTATGGGTAATAAAGTGTTAGGCGTTTCAATACCACTTAAGCATACTGGTATTCTATGATTAGGTTCTTGCCTTGTTTTTGATTTTGTA